GCAACGAGCAGCAATGTACGAACAATTGACACCACACGTACTCCGACAGAGAAAAAGGGCGCATTGTTCAGTAACGACTATGATACTGAAATGCTGAATATCGCTAAGAGAGGGTTATCAGCGTCTAAATAACTTTTAAGGAGTAAATACTATGGCTAGTCCAAATAGTGTGTTTACGGAATTGGTAACAACAACCTTCCGCAATCACCGCAAAGAAATTAAAGATAACGTTTCAAACCGTAACGCTTTATTGAAATACATTACAAAACGTGGCAATACACGTAAAGAAGATGGCGGTTTAACAATCGCTACGCCTCTTGATTACGCTGAAAATGGCACATATCAACGTTATTCAGACTGGGATGTATTAAATATCTCTCAATCTGACGTGATTTCAAGTGCCGAATACCAATGGCGCCAAATTGCATTAAACGTTGTATCAAGCGGTCGTGATTTGCGTATCAATAGCGGTTCATCAAAAATCACTTCATTGGCTAAAGCGCGTATTAAAAACGCACTTCGCACATTCAACAACAACTTCTCAAGCGATATGTATTCAGCAGGTACATTGACTAACCAAGTGAACGGTTTGCAGGCCATTATTGCCGATACAAATACGAACACAGTTGGCGGTATTGATGCTAATACGTGGTCATTCTGGCGTAATAACGTGATTGATGCTTCTGTATTGGGTGTTACTACCAGTGCAACAACTATCGAAAGCGGCTTAATGTTGCCAGCATGGTTAGCTACAGATCGCGGCCCTGATGACCAAACTGATTTGATTGTAATGGATAATAACTATTACAAATTCTTCGAGGGTTCTCAGCTTTCATTAAAACGTTACTCAGATTCATCTAAAGCAGATGCAGGTTTCGTTACAATGAAATACAAAAATGCTGACGTGCTTTACGATGGTAATTCAGGCATTCCATCAAATCACGCATATTTCATCAACACAAATTACCTTGAATTAGTGACTCATAAAGATGCTGATTTGGAAATTATGGATGAAATGCGCCCTGTAAACCAAGATGGTGCTGTTGTGCAAATTTTGTGGATGGGCAACTTAGTTTGTTCAAACCGCAAACAACAAGCAGTTATCATTGAATAGGAGAACATCATGAGTTATATCGCAGGTATGTTGTTAAATAAAACTCGTACTTCTACCGAAGGCCCAGAGTTTAAACTCGGTGCAATCGGTCAGGCTTACGATGGTAAGAAATATAAATATGTTCAGTATGTTGGTGGCGCAGGCTCTATAGCAGCAGTTGCAGGTAACGTAGCTTATTACTACGCGGCTGGTGGTGTGTCAGCAGGTCAGATTGATATTGTAACGTCTGACTTGTCTGATTCAGCAGGTGTTGGTGCCGGTGTGTTACAGGCAGTTATTCCAGCGTCAGGTTACGGATGGGTGCAAATCACTGGCCCAGCAACATTGACAACGGCTTTAACGGCTGGTGCTGATGGTAACGCTTTGACTGCAACTGGTGCAACTGATGGTACGCTAGACGTGTCAGCAGCAGTAACAGACTCAGTAGTAGCTTTTGCGATTGACGCTTCGGCTAAAATCGTGATGTGCCGCTTCCCAGAGTAAGTGTATTACAACAGCCCATTAGCAATAGTGGGTTGTTTTGATTACACCGACAGTGTTTATAAGGAGATGAAATGGCAAGTGCATTAGATGAACAAAGGGAAGATAGACCGGCTTATGTTAGATTTGAGCGTGTTGCAGTTGAGGATGTTGCAGAAACGTTAAAGGCTGGTCATTATGTTGCTAAAGACATTGATATGGCACTTATCACGCCTCCATACAGCAAAGACGTGATGAAATACAAGGTAAAGGCTTGGTTCGATATTCTCAAGCAAGATGTGAATAACGGCAGAATTCCGCAAACATGGCTAGACCGATACCAAGAATCATACGCTGCATTCCAAAAAGGCCAAGATATGCCTTTAATCGGAACGGCAATTCGCGGTTGGGGGATTATCTCTCCAGCACAGCAAGAAACGCTTATTAAAATGAGCATATTGACCGTTGAGGACTTGGCGGCAATCAATGACGAGGGAATTAAGCGCGTTGGCATGGGTGGGCTTGATTTAAAAAACAAGGCGAAGGCTTGGCTATTACAATTAAAAGATAATGGCGCTATCGCGTTGCAAATGGCTGATTTGCAGAAAAAATTTGCTAATCAGGAAGCGTTAATCAACAATCAGAACGAAAAGATTGAAACGATGACGCGAAAACTTGCCATGTATGAATCAGAAACGCAGCCAAATGTAGTTGGTATTGATAGCGCAACAATCAGCATTTCAGACGTTTTAGATGATGACGAGCCAGAAGTTTTGGTTTCACGCGGTAAAAAGGGGTAGATAATGACGCTATTAGAGCTTGTTCAGCAGTTTTGCTTGCGTAGTGGAATTCCTAAACCTGCTACGGTTACGGGTTCTACAGATACGCAAGTATTGCAGATTCAGGCTCTTTTAGAGGAAGAAGGCAACGATTTAGCCACGCGCGGTGACTGGGAGGCGTTGACGATTGAGGCTAACCACACTACACTCGCGGCAGAATCACAGGGCGCTATCGGTACAATCGCTACAAACGGGTTCAGATACATCAAAAATCAGACAATTTGGGATAGAACTGACAGATTGCCAGTGATAGGCCCTATCAATTCACGTCAATGGCAGGGGCTAAAATCAGTTGTTTTAACTGGCCCACGCTATCAATTCCGCATACGTGGCGGTAATTTGCTGGTTAATCCTGTACCAGTTGCAGGGCATGACTGGGCGTTTGAGTATATCAGCAAAAACTGGATTATCGGTGCTGATGGAATTACCTATAAAAACCTGTTTACGTTAGATACAGACGAGTTTTTACTGCCTGATACGCTATTATTGATGGGATTACGTTGGCGCTGGATGCGTGAAAAGGGCTTGGATTACTCAGAGTTATTCTCTACCTACGAGGCGCAAATTAAGGATATGATTGGTCGTGATGGCGGTAAAGCCGTATTACACATGGATAATACAGACCAAATAGCATCGCCAGGCACGTTTATCCCTAGTGGGTCTTGGAATATCCCATAATGAGAGTACCAAAGCGTGTAAAAGGGCAGTCACTTCGAGATACAGTATCAGGCTCACAGTCATTTCCTGCACCAGTTGGCGGGTGGAATGCTAGGGATGCTTTGGCTGAAATGAAGCCTACTGATGCTATATACCTAGATAACTTGTTCCCTAGAACATCATATGTTGAAATCAGGGGTGGCAGTTCAGATCATGCTACTGGAATGACTGGAACAGGCAAGACGCTGGCTGTTTATAATAAGTTCAGTGGTGCTAGTGAGTTATATGCTACTACAGAAAGTGGCGTTTATAACGTAACTTCTGCTGGTGCAGTTGGGGCATCTAAAGCAGCAAGAACTAACGGTAAACACCAGTGGATTAGCTATGGTGATGGTACAAATCAATGGCTGATTATGTTAAATGGCGTTGATAAGCCACTATATTATGATGGTTCAACTTGGACAGCAGTTGATGGAGTTTCCTCCCCTGCCCTTACTGGCATTACAACGACTAGCTTAGTTGGCGTAAGCATCCATAAGGGTAGGCTTTTTTTTATTGCTAACAACTCGCTATCATTTTGGTACTTATCGGCTGGTGTAGCGGGTGGTGCATTAACTGAGTTTAGCCTTGCTGGGGTCGCTCAAGAGGGCGGTTATCTCATGGCAATGGGGTCATGGACTATTGATAGTGGTAGTGGGCCTGATGATAGGGCTGTATTTGTAACATCGGAAGGTGAGGTGCTTGTTTATGCTGGCACTAACCCAAGTAGCGCGGCAGACTGGGCTTTGGTTGGGCTGTATAAAATTGGTAGGCCACTAGGAAGGCGCTGTTTATCTAAAATAGCGGGTGATTTGCTGATTATTACGCAAAATGGCGTATTTCCTATGAGTGCTGCCATTCAGTCAGAAACCATTGATTACAAGCTTGCTATCTCATTTAAGATTGAAAATGCGTTTAATGAGGCTTCTAATGCCTATGGTAGCAATTTTGGCTGGAAGGCTCAGTTATTCCCGACACAATCTGCGTTGCTGGTAAATATACCAATTACAGAGGATGGGATGCACGAACAATATGTGATGAATACCATTACTAAGGCTTGGTGCAAATTCACAAGCTGGTATGCAGAGGATTTTGCCGAGTTTAACAACGAATTGTATTATGTAGCAGGAACAAAGGTAGTAAAAGCATGGACAGGTGAAAACGATAACGGGTCAAATATTACTGCTAGTGCAAAATGTGCATTTAATTATCTTGGCGATAACGTTCACATTAAGAAATACAAGATGTATAAGCCAGTATTGGCAGTTAATGGCGATATAAACTTCCTGACAGACCTTGATGTTGATTTCTCTAATAACCCGCTTTTAGGTTCATCAAACACGATTTCAGTGACAGCAGCAACTTGGGATAGTTCACTATGGGATACTGGATATTGGGCTGGTGGACTTGAAATTGTCCAGCAATGGACTTCACCAAGCGCATATCAAGGTCGATGTGTTGCCGCTAAAATTAAGATAGAAAGCAATAGCTTGAATGTTCAGTGGCTCGCTAATGATTATATTTACGAAAAAGGTGGGTATATTTAACGGCAAACTTGCATTTTTTAAAATGAAGTTGTAGTATAAACCATGCTTTGGATTCCAGATGATTTTAGTGGATTTACTCAGGATAGCGAGCTTGTAGGCAAGTGGGTTTGTGAGAAATCAGGTGGTTCTTATCATCAAGGTGCTACAGGAATTGGAATTGTTAAGCATGGCAAGTTAGAAGTAGGCATTATGTATGACGGATTTACAGGGCGAGGCGGGTCGATTATGATGTCCTCGCGCTGTGATAATCCAAAGGCAACAAGCAAATGGTTTTATTGGGCGATTTTCGACTACCCGTTTAACCAGTTAGGCGTTAAAAGATGTAGTGTATTAGTACATGAGAATAACGAAAGAGCGTTAAATCTCAATAAAAAACTTGGTTTTGTCGGCGACACCGTAATCAAAGACTATTTCCCTGATGGGGATGCAGTTTTACTTGCAATGTATAAGAAAGATTGCAAATGGTTAAAGGAATCGCGGAATGATAAGACACTGGGTACTAGAACTACTACATAAAATCGCAACTGACTATATGTCATGTTGTGGATTTATTCTCTACGGCGGCGGTAAGGGTGATGCCCCTGATACCCCAGACTATGCGGCTGCGGCACAAGCGCAAGGGGTAGCAAATCTTGAAGCAGCTCGCGCGACA